TTTTAAATTTTTTACATAGCTCATTTGTTTAGCTTTTTTCTCCATCGATTCGATGTAATCTATAATTTGTCTATTAATGCGCCCCGTTGCCATTTGCTCTTACCTTATCTTTTAAATCTTCTATGTCACTTAATGCTTTTTCTAATTGATCTCTTAAAAATTCTATGTTTACTTTGTTTGTCATATTCATTTCTTGAGTCTCTTCCATCTTCTCTACAGATTTATATAAATCTTCCAATAAAAAATGTTGCTCTTGGTCCACAGGGACTTGCTCTGATTTTTTTAATAAATCATTTGTAAATAACTCACGTGATGTCTCTAACGATACTAATCTTGAAGTAAGCTCTGTGTATGCAAACACACCCATTGCAACTAAAATTATTAGCGATGCTACGGTCTTCATCGGCATCTGTACAGCTGCCGACTCCGATATGTTTAATGGTTTATTTGCCATTTTTTTTCTTTTTCTTTTTTGGTTTAGGTTCCATAGCTTTAGCTATTGCTGCACACATACGGTCCAGTCCTCCGAAGAAACTATATAAAAATTTATCAATCATTTTTAGGTTTTGGTAGAGGAAGTATATAGTCTTTTGGTGGAATTTTCAATTTGCTTTTTGTAGGTCCTATGATCTTATCACCCATTAAAGTGAGGTCTGGGTTCTCTTTTTTGTAGTCATCTTTTAATTCATCCCATTTACTTTTACCATCATCAGGTCTAGTGTTATCTCTTGCAGGAGTAATACCTCTACATTTCATAACTAATAATCTGAAGTTTTCATTATATGCAAGACTAGGATTAGCATTAACTCGACCACACATTTTCATCAACTCTAACTGTTGTTTGATTGCTACATTTTCTTTTATAGTTTTACAATCTACACCTAAATATTTTCTGTAAGTAAAACTTAATCTATAATTATCATCGTCATTACGATAATTATTGTTGTTATTGTAATGATTGTATTTACCATTTCTATCTTCAGCTTCTACTCTAGTTTCAAAATCTCCACACCTTGCACCATACTCATTAAGATATTCGTTTCTAGGATATGCAGGTTCTACAAACAAAGCTAACATCGTAAGAGCTAAAATTAATATGGCTGTAAATCTATAATCCATGCGGAGACCTTCCATATGTTTACCTATTTAAATCTTTAATGTCGTAGCTGTGTTCTCTAACCTGATCTGCTAATTGTCTATATAAATTTTCTGCCATCTGCCACGTAGATTCTGCAGAAGTTAGTCTTGTGTTTTGATCTGTAATTTTTTCTTGTGCAACTTTTAAATCTCTTTGAAGATTTACTATTTGAGTTTGATTGTCGTTGATTGTGTCTGTTAGATTAACAATGTATCTAACACCAGTGAACGTTCCAACTAATACAGAAGCTATTACGGGTACTAATATAAAATTCTTTTTGAATAATTCTGCAATGTTCATATGGCATAAAGTCCTTTACTAAAAAAGTATAGCTCCAATCACAAACGCAACAACAGCGATAACAATCTCTGTTCTGTTGTGTAACTGCCATACCATAAATTTGTCTTTGTATTTATTTATCATCGTCTTCCTCCAAGTTTCTCAGCTTATAGTCATAACTACCTTCTTCATGCTCGTCTGTAATCCATTTAGCTGAATTTTCTACGGAATATATCTTACTGCTTACTAATCTATTAATCAAGTTCTTGTTTGGGTCAACTCCCATTGATGCATCAAACATTTTAAGCCTATTATTTGGCTGTATTGCATAATTTCCATCGTCTAATGCAATTACATGTCCGCATTTATGTTGGTCTGGTTTTTCAGCATAACCAAAATTTAACTCATTAAAATCTCCTGCGCACCAATCTATTGTAAAAAGATATTTACCTTTACGTTTTACGTTACGTCTAGATGTATACTGCATAGTAGCACCGGCTAGTTCATAAAAAGTTGTAACACTTACATTATAACTAAAACTATCCCACATTACTAACTCGTCTAACGGTAATTCTTTTACTCCAGGCTTGGCACAAAAAGCTGAAATAGGTGCTCGCCACCACAGGCCACCATCTTCCATTAAAAAATGAAACATGGGTACTCTGTTTGGAATAGAACTAAAACCAAATACTCCTACTTCAAAATATTTATCGTGTGAATCTTTTTGATCTCTAAGATAATTACCTCTTACCCAGCATTCTATTACTGGTATGTTTGCATTTAAATAAGCCATTAGTCGTTTATAGTTCCCCAGTTAGTGCCATATTCGTAATCAACTTTGTTTGGTACTTCTAGAGTAACAGCTTGTTCCATAATCTCAACTACCTTTTTCGCCTGTGCGTCACTTTCTATTGATATACATAACTCATCATGTATTTGTATATGTGCTACAATTCCTTCTTTGTATAATTCTAACATAGATTTTTTTGTCATGTCGGCTGCACTACCTTGAATTAATTTGTTTAATGCTTTATAAGTGTAAGCTCTTTTAATTCCTGGTCCATGTTCTTGTAATGCATCTTCATGTGTCATAGCTTTGTGCATACCAAAACTATTTGGTTCCCATAAATGAAACCTACATAACCTACCAAGTAAAGTTCTTATCTGTCCTCTATCTTGTGCTCTGTTAGATGCTTTATCCATAAGCTGTTTAACAAAAGGTACTTTGCCATGATAAGTATTAAACAACTCACCAGCTTTTTCTTTTGATACACCTAGCTCTGCTTGTAATTTATTTTTACCCATACCGTAAAACAATCCTAAGTTAATTGTTTTAGCTTGTGTTCTTTTAATGTCAGCCATGTCGGCTACTGTCTGGTGAAAGTCTGAGTTAGGGTCATCGTTGTAAGCGTCTACTACATCATAGACAGAGGGTAGTTTGTAAAGCGCTGCATAGTGTACAACAAGTCTTGGCTCTTGTTGTGAGTAGTCAAAACAACCCCATTTACAATTATCTTCTGGTATAAATAATGATCTTATCTTTGGTCCTAAATCTTTATTACGTGCTGGAATCTGTTGTAGATTAGGATTCTGATATGAGAATCTACCTGTAACTGTACCACCACCTGCATTTCTTAATTGGTTTATTTCTGCATGTATTCTACCATTGTGTTCATACTTTAAAATAGAATCTATAAAAGTTGTGTGTGCTTTGTTAACTTCTCTTGCTTTTGCAATTAGATTAACAACAGGATGTTCGTGTTCTTGTAAAAAGTTTTTAGTAAAACTAGGTGCTTGTGTTTTTTCAGTTCTTTCAAACGGTATTTTTAGATTTTCAAATACATCTGCTATACTACTTGCGGCCCATATCTGCGGCCTTACATTAGTTTCTTTTTCTATTGCTGTCAGTATTGCACGTTCTTCATCTACTAAAGTTTTTTTTAATGTGTGTGCTGCTTCTACATCAACTCTTACACCTTTGAATCTCATGTCAACCAGGCAAGGAAACAAATCTGTTTCTAGTTCCATAATAGATTGTAAGTCCTGTGATATAATTTCTTTTTTCATTTCTTGCCACAAACCAAATGTAGCTTCTGCATCACGTTCAGCATATGCACCGACATTAAGAGAAGGCAACTTATACATTTCAGACTTTGGATCTATTCCCCATTCAGCTGCAGCTTCAGCAAGTCCAGCCTCATTTTTACCAAAACCTAAATACTTCCATGACAGACTATTAAGATCATATCTAAATCTATTTTCATCAGTCACAGCTGCGGCTATCATTGTATCTACAATCCTACCATTAATCTTTAGTCCCAGTGCCCTGATCCAACATACATCGTACATTGCATTGTGAAAAATTTTTGTTGAAGTTGTGTTTAGAATATCTTGAAACCATTCTAAAACTTTTTTGCGATCCATGTTGCCACCACCTTCATGTGCTATAGGAAAATATCCTTTGTAATGTGTTGTGGCTACAGCTATTCCTATAACTTCTCCATTACCTATGATTGCACCAGAGCCTTTTTTAATTAAGTCTGGGTCACGTGTCTCTAAATCAATTGCAATCTCGTCAACCTGTCTTAGGTCCGGAAACTCTGTAGGTATAACCCATTCTGTTTGTGCGCTAAATGTAGGTATCTTCATTTTATTTCCTTTTGATATACGTAATTAGTTTTTATTTTTTTATTTAATTTATCTTTGTTGCTAAACGCATACAAGGCAGCGTCGTAATTGTGTGGAAATATTTCCCAATCGACTAGTTTTGGATATATTTCTAGGTTAAATTTATGTTTATTTATTTTAATTATTTTTAAAATAACACTTCCTTTTTTATTTTTCATAATGCCAGGTAGCAAAAAATTAATAAGCAAGTAAACAACCCCATATAAAATGGTATATTATTATTCGGTTCCATAGTCCCTTTGTTTAATCATTTCTAAGTAATGTATTGCTTTATCGATATCCTCTACTCCGCCTTTCTTCGAGTGTCTGCATATATACTTTATAGCAGACCCTTCTGCAAAAAGCAATTTATTCTTGTTTATAAACTCTGCCGGCTGTATTTCCATGTACATATAGTGTGTTCCCGAAACTTGTTTTAAGTATGGATTTTCTTTCTTAGATGTCATAACCTCTGTCCTCCCTTTTTGCTGTCATTATATATAAGTTTTGTTTTGCACGTGTTACACCCACATACCAAACTCTGTGTTCTTCGTCCTGTTTGTCTAGACTATTTTCTGTAGCCTCTCTTATTTTTTTAGTATTGTCTAAAATAATTAAAACATTTGTAGCTTCACCACCTTTGGCTGCATGTATAGTTGATAATTTAATTCTTGGATCTTCAGATAATTTTTCTTCGTTACGCATCATTTCTCTAATGTATAAACATTCTTCTGGATCAGCTTTAAATACTTCAAACCATCGTTGAGTTTTAAAATAACCCCATTCAGACAAATCATACATTACTTCTTGTGTAGGCACTTCTTCTTCTAAAAATTCAAACAAATCTTTTATCTCAGACAAAGATAATTTATCTCCATTAGTCCAACGAGTGTAATCTTGTATTGACTTGTACAATCTAGTCCTGTAGCTTTTTCTACCTTTTATTTCAAAATATAAACCCATGTCTTTTAAGTCTGGTGATAATTTTTTAAGTTTGTCATTAGTTCGTGCAAGTATTAACCAGTCACCTGAGTATAGCGGTAAGTCTTCTATTGAAGTTACATACTCTACATAACCCTTTTCTGGTCTTGGTGACCATTCTTTTTTAATTCTTCTATGATCTGGTATTCTATTTAAAATACAATTAGCTATGTCTTGCACAGCTCCAGGAATTCTGTATGATTGAGGCAAAATTATGTCTTTTGCAGGTTCGCTTTGAAACCTTGCAACATCTGCACCAGCCCAACCATAAATTGCTTGATCGTCGTCGCCTGCTAAGATAATATGTTTAGAGTTTTTCTTAAGTATATCGTACATTTTCCACTGTATTGGCGATAAATCTTGCGCTTCATCAACAAATACTACGTCATATTTTGGACACAATTCTGACACATTAAATTTTTCTATCATATCTGTAAAATCTACCAGGCCATACGCTGCCTTATAATTGTCTACTTCGTCTTTTAAAATTTGCAATAGATGCTTGTCTATATCCTGTGAGTACATGTCTGTGTTGTATTCATCTTCTATTGTAATGCTTTTGATTCTAGCTGCATTAATAATATTAAAATATTCACTACTAGAATCTACAAACCCAGTTTTTTCTTCTCCATTAGAATAAACTGTAACTTCTATACCTAGTTTACGACCTATGTCTTCGTAGTGTTCGTCCTGCATTACATTACTTTTCTTCATACCTAGTTCTGTAAAAGCTAATGAATGTAAAGTTCTAAAATATTTTAAATCTTTTCTGTTATACTTTGGATACAGATCTAAGGTTCTATCGATAGCTTCTTCTGCAGCTTTTTTTGTAAATGCAAAGTAACCTATTTTATCTATTGGTGTACCAAACTTAACTAGAGTTCGTACATAATTAATGAGTCTAGTTGTTTTCCCTGTTCCCGGAGGCCCATATATTTTTCTAACGCTCACTACATTATCTCCGTGTTGTGTTTTATTATAGTATGGTTAATTTTTATATCTTCAAATTCTTCAACACTAACTGAAACAATATTTTTAGTAGGTGTGTTGTACTTACCTTTTTCTTTTGTAGGAAATCTTTTTTGTTCTAAAAACTCTAACCCACATTTTTTATAATTTGTTTTCATCATTACCCCAGTCTTATCTTCACTATGTTTCCAATTCTTAGCTTTAAGTTTGTCGTAAAATTTATCAAATTTAAAATATGCTATTCCATCTTCTATTAGTACGGTGCCAGATTTAAATGCAGCATCGTTCATAGCCTTAGGTCCATTAATTTTTGCGTGCAACACGTCGTGTAATTTTTCTTTAGGTGAGGTACCGATAGGAGGATTTACTGTTGTCTGTGTGCTAAACAAAGCTTCTAAAACAGTTTGATCTTCTGGTGCTTTTATAATTGGTGGTGGAAACCCTGCGGCTCTTGCTATTGAATTTCTACGTTTACGTTGATCTGTAAGATGTTCAATACTTTTACAGTATACAGTAGCTTTACCAATACCATCTGGTTTAGTAACATCAAACTCATACTCTGGTTCTGGCTCGATATCTATTTTTCTTAAGTTAGTTAATACAGGATAAGATCCTTTTGATCCTGCGAGTATACCAAATTGTTTTTTTACACATATTCCTTTTTTACAATAATCACTAATAGGACTCTGTGTACAGGTGTATCCTTTTTCAGACTTAGCCCAAGACCTAACTTTAGCGTTTAAAGTTTTAGTTTCCCATGCATTTGCATGTGCAGGTTCAAAATATTTGACAGGTGCATTCATGACTTTTTGTTGCCAGCTATCTGGGTACTTCATCTTTACAAACACATGATAATTATACATAAATCTGTCCTTACCATCAAACCCTGGATTTCTCATTATCTTGCTAAGATGTGCCAGACATGGTGGTCCTTCTATAAATTCATCGTCAACACCTTCTAAATCTTTTGTCTCTATGCTTTCTGTTATTTGTTTTAAACCTTTTTCATCGACTGTATTACTTTCTATTACTTCGAGAAACTCATCAAAGGTAAATGGTTTACCATCTAGGTTTATTGCTAACCTCTCAGATTTTTTAAAATAAGGTAGATTAATAAATTGACCGACATTTGTTTTTCCTGATTCTGGGTCCTTTGTTAGCTGTGTTTGTTTAGGAAATATTTCACAGTTAGGGGGTAGTTTAAATATTGGAAGTAGGTTGCTTAAAAACGATACAATTTTAGTGGCTAGTACAAAAGAATCCATAAATAAATACAGATGCATTCCCCCACTCTTAGATAGCACTGGTATTAATGGTAATTTGTATTCTTGTATTTTATCTATAATAAATTTTTTATTAAAATTCTCATAACTTTTAGGGTCAATGTCTATAACACCAAACCTGGCTTCTGAATTTTCAGTACATGCTTGTACGCCTATAGATAAAGTTCCATTTAAATGTTTCTCATAAATTTCATCAGTAAGTTCTTGATGTGTCCATCCATATGCACCATTAGGTAATTTTAATTTACCACTATCTGGGTCACGTTCTGCATTTTTAAGTTCAGCTGTTCCATAAGCTTTTCTAAAACCATCAAAAAATTTTATATACTTTTTGCTCATAATTATCCTGTCTATGCGGACCGATCAGTCTCCCTAACGGTCCGCACTGTGCACATACCCCGAGGGGATTATATAATGCTTTTACTTTCCGCTGGTTTTGGTTCACCATGCTTAGCTTTTACAGCACCTTTAGAGATGCTTTCTGAAAAAGATTTAGCTTGTTGATACGTACTTGCGTCAGTTATTGGACCCACTTTACTAACTTCCCAACCAAACCAAGTACCTTTATCATTAGACATTTGGGTAGTCTTTAGTTTGTAAATGTGGCTAAAAGATGCCGGCGTATATAAACCAGCTTTACCTTTTAGTTTGATACCAGACATCATTGAGTTCCATTTTCTACTTATTTTTAATTGAGTAGATTTCATAGAAATCAAAGCTGTTTGTGGACTATCTCCTGTAATGATCACAAAGTGTGATGCAGTCTTTTCAACATAGTTACCGTTAGATAATCTATCTTTATAGTTAGCATCTGGTTTTGT